ATGCCTTCTGTCTTCATTGATGCTAGATCTTCCAAGAATGATGTAACCTTGTCCATCATGTCCTTGGCCGCTAAAATTAATTCTGATTGCTCTTCAACACCTTCTTTTTTGATCATCTTGTCTTTGTTCATTTTAGATGCTCCAAGTTTGTCTGCAATTCTGTTGACTGCTGTTGTGCCTGCCGCTGTGCCTGCCGCTCTGGCCGCCACTGTACCAAGTGCCATAAGTGGTGCTACTTCGTTTGTTTTACTTGCCATCAGTTTCGAAGCCGCTTCTCTTTCGTCTGGAGAAAGTGCTTGTCCTTTTTTAAGTTTGTCTTTGATTGGTGCTGTTGCTTTGTCTAATACTGGATTGTCTGTGTTGCCACCATACTCTGAAAGTTTCCTTTCTGAGATCGCTTGGTTGATGATGTCCAACATCATTTGGTTCTTCTGATAACCATCGTTCGTTAATTCTTGTCCAAAGTGTGTGTTCTGTGTGATCTCGTGTATCTTTGTTCTCACGTGATTGGCGTAGTCCTGTAGTTCTACTTCGTTGAACTGTGACAGATCCATGGTCATTTTGAATCTAGATTCAAATTCTTTAAGTAAAGATTCAGTTGTAATGGGTTTTGTAAGGTCTAAGCTCTTCATACTGTGTTTATTTATTATCTATGAGCCGAACGTGTCACTAAAGATCTGCTGTATCCTGTCTTTGCATTCGTCCGCTAGGCGGTTAGCGACATCCAACCTGTCCCAGTACACGTCTTCGGTGAGTTCGTCTTTGCTTTTCTGTGCTTCCTTTATCATGCGTTTAGCATTTGTTATATCGAACAGTTGTGAAGCGTGTTTAGTATCCAACTCTAGTATGTTGCTGGGTGTGTTCCTGCCGTCTGCCAGGTAGTGTGCAACCAATATGGCGGTCTGTTTTAGATTTATGTCGTCATGTAAAACTGTGGCTTCCATCATGTCCGCTATCACGTACACATATCTTGTTCCGGACCATTTCCTAGGCACAATGGCTATGTTGCCTATCAAGATGCCTTTGGAGAACTGTTTGGGTAGGTGATGGAACGGTCTGCGTGCCTGTTCCTTGTGTGCCAGGTCCGCGAGTTTAGACTTCAGCCCGTAGGCCTCGATCTGTTTTACCAGTTCTGATTTATTTTTTCCTGTCATTTGCAACAAACTTTATCTTTCTATTTAAAGCATATTGCATGTGGGTGTCAAGTTTCTTCCGCACGAAGATGGCCTTGTCCGCCAACCGCTTGGCCCTGTCCGCGTCCTCTGGTGACAGTTGGTCACTCCTGAACGACTCCAGTGCGTGTATCCTTATGAATTCAGCGTCCGTGTCTGTGACGTAGACCTTGGCCTTGGGTGCTATCTGTATGAACATGTATTGGTAATATTAGCCTGGCATCTTCATCAGGATCACTACCACTGTTGATAGTAAGCCTGCGACCACTGTGCCCGCCGTTGCTATGATTGTCTTCTGACTGCTCTTGTGACTGACTTGTTGGTCTTCGTTCATCTTGGCCAGTCTAATTTCGATCGCACTTAATCTGTCGTGTAACCCTTTGTATCTCTCTGAACAAAGGTCCACGTGTGCTTCTAGGTTCTGTTTTTCTAATTCTGTTGTACTCATATATCTCTTTAAATCTTTTTTGAGGATTTGTACCTCCGTTAGTAGAGCCTGTAGATGAGCCTGATCCATTGCCTGTGTGTGCCTTATTATTAGAAAGTTTGTGCCTTAATGTACTGTTATTTATCAGTAGGGCCAGCGTATGAAAAGTACGTGTTTATGACTCCGCCCGCGAGTGCACCGATTATCTTCTGCCTGTCCGTGCCCTGCATTTCCTTCGTGACGAAGGTGTGTATTGGCAGGTGTGCTGTGTTTGTGCAGTCGGCCACGATGGGTATGAGGCTGAAGTCTTCCACCAGGCTAGCCGTAGGGTCGACAAAATCTCCATAGACCCCTGACTGCTCTGTGAAGAACTGGAAGTGCCAAGTCGTGTGTGCACCTTCGTAATAGGATCCGAATGCGTGATTGCCCAGGTCAGGTAGTTCTATTTTCTGTGGTGTGTGATCCCAAGTGATGTTACCCCTCATCTGTAGCAGTTGCAACATGGTGGAGAAGTTTGAATTCTGGTCGCGTGCCACAGCCAGTGTGTGCTTGTCTTTTATCTCATTGCCTGCTGTTGTGGTGAATGGGAACTGCCGTTTGAGATTGCCGTTGTCAGATATGTCTACCAGGGTGTGTATTCTGTACTCGTGCATATCGATATTTAAGTCAAGAAAAAAGGGCGAACCTAATTAAAGATCCGCCCCTTTTTGGTAAACTACCTAACGTCTGTATTATTATACAACCGCCGCAGTTAAGATAGCGATGTCAGTTGCTGTTACTGTTGCACCCGAAATGGTTGCTGTAACGCTACCTGCACCGTTCAACGCTCTGATGGCTGTCTGTAAAGTGTCTGCACTTATTAGAGTACCTAGAGAGTCTGTTCTCACTGTGTAAGTTTTTTGTTTATCACTTTCCGCCAATGGTCCTTCTGAAAGGATGTTGATGTACGATCCGATAACTGCTCTTACTGCCTCTAAACCTGCTGTTGCAGATCCAGATGATAAGTCGCTAGTTTCAGCCGTCATCGCATTGATGAAGTCTACTGTGAAAGAAGATGTTGCTACACCTTCTAGTTCAACGTTAGTAATGTGACTAAAGTTATTTTTAGTTGCTGGCATTTGTTTGCTCCTGTTCTAATTAATATACAATCAATACGATTATGCGTATTTGAATGTAGTTTTAATTGTTACAGCAACAGTACCTGAACCAAAGTTAATTGAGTCTACTGTTCCTAGGTTGATGATGTCTTCTACTAATACTTGAGCAAGTGTTCCTGTCACAGTTCCATCTAAAGATGTAAAACTATTGATAGTGCTTGTGTGGTCACCTTCTAGTAAGAAATCTTGTTTCGTACCAGTATCATAAACCGCACCTGCGGCTAAGATTGTTGCTCTTGATAGTATAGTGTTAGAGACTGCTTCCATGGCTTCTCTTGAAGCGTCTGCGTCTACGTCCCAGTCCACTGCGATCATAGTGATTGCCTTACCGATAAAGTCTTGCTCTCCGATTAGTGCAGTCACCGTTCTGTTTGGTGCTATTGGCATTTGTTATCCTCCTTTTTTTCTGTTAACATAATGCGTTGATTCCGCTCAGGAATCAAGTTGCAAGTATTTATAAATTAATTTGGTAAATTATGCTGTAATATTAAGATTTCAGCCAGACTTCGTCACTTTTGGTACGTTCTTGAAACTTGTAGCCTAGATTTTTCAGTATGAATTCGCATTTTGCAACGATGCTCGACCGCTTGTCTCTTTTCATCTCTATGTTGATCACAGGATTGTTCTTGGCCAATGTCTTCGTCGCACCATTCAACAATGGAACTTCAAAGCCGTCAACATCGATTTTAACGAAGTCCACATTGGTCAATCCAAAACTGTCCAGTGTCCTACAGTCTATGTCCCCATCTTCTTGCTGTAAAACTGTTGAGTTGAAGTCTTGCTTTGCCTTGTGTTCCTTGTCAGAAAGTCCATATGGCCAAAGTAACACATTTTTCTCTTGTATGTTCTTCTCGAAGCATTCTCTGAAGTTTGGGTTGGGTTCGAAACACACCACACTCTTGAATCTTTCGGCAAGTGGTCTGGTCCATTGTCCAATGTTACTGCCTATGTCAAGACATACACGTTGTTGTTTCACATACTTCAGTGCAGATTCTCTTTGTAGTTGTTGTCCATTCCCGGCGTCTTCTAGATAAGTGGGTTCGGTATGTTGTCCATACAACACCCAGTAACTGTTCTTATTTGGCACCACAGTCTTTACATGCACAGTCTGGACAGTCCCTGCACTCTGCACAAGATCGTTTGCAGTGCTGTTCGCAACCGCACTTCTCACATATATATTCGATCATTATAATAACTCCTTAAATTTTCTTTGTATGTCGGTGTTGGGCAACTTTGATTGTAACATTTGATTAAGTCTCTTGTTTGTATCGGCCTGTTGTTTTGAATTAAGTTTAACATAATTGGCAACGGCTCTCCTCACGTTACGATAGTTGGTGTCATTCACATTCAATGCTCTCTCCAGTTGCGTGAGATTCCGGTAATGGTCTCCCCAAGTTCTCATGTACCTACGCAGTGCCATGACTGGTACGGGCTGTCTCTGCCTCATGGCCTGTGCTTGATTCTTGTTCTTCAGTTTCTTCGTGATGTCCGGGTCTCCTGACACTATGGCCAGCATGTTGGCCAGGTCATTGTTGACCATCCTCACATGATCGAATGTACCTTTTGCCATGGTCTGGTCTGCGTATCTCTTGGTAAAGTCCTTTGTGTCTTTGAGTTGGCTCATCAGGGCCAGTGCTAGGAAACTTAGGTATATCCTCTCCGTGACTTCTGGGAATGAATATCTGCCCAAGTCACTATGCCTTCTAATGACCTTTGCCTCAGATACATACTTTAAAAATGGTGTTAACATATAGGTATTTATAGAGCAAATGCAACGAAATTTTATATTAACTGATCTAATGAAGACCGGCCACCACGTGGCGCTAGAGGATTTTATCAGACATCACAGTCTATCTGATCAAACGTTTGATACGACAGGCGAGTATTATACCTTGCACAACTACGACCTAGACAGTTATGATCGCAAGTTTGCTGTCATAGACACGGGCAAACAGAATTTTCGAATCAAGGACAACAAAGAATTTGCCTTAGAATTACAAAAACGGTGTGAACTACTACACAGCCAAGGATTTGTGTTTATCAAGGCCATTCCGTGGGAGTCAGAAGAGAATATTAAACAGATAGCACAGTACCCAGAAATAGAAATAGAGCATGTCAAGTGGACTGGTGGGGTGAGTTGGTTTTGGTATTACATGTACGACAAACACAAGAACAATAAGTTCAAATTTGATCACACAAATAAAAAATATGACTTTCTGTATCTCAACAAGGAACCAAGAGCACACAGGAAAAAATTGTATAACAAATTATTTGACAATGGTATATTAGAAAACAGTCTGCACACATGTTGGCCTGACAGGAAACTGCCTGCGGAGTATGAACTGCCATGGGCACAGGACTATCCACAGTACGGCATGGACCAAGACATATACGAGAAGCCTTACAACGATACTGCTTTTAGCATTGTCTCAGAGACCAACGACAACGACTATGAGGTATTCATGACAGAGAAAATATGGAAACCAATTATAGCACAACAACTTTTTGTGGTACATGGCAATTATCTATATCTTCAGAAGTTGAGGGATATGGGATTCAAGACCTTCAACAACTACTTCGAAGAAGCATATGATTTGGATAGAGATCCCCATGTCAGGATCAACACCATTGTTGATGTGTGTGATAAATTGCGTGACGCCCCATGGCAAGACATTTATCTACGGAGCCAGGCATTGAGACAATACAATTTTGATAACTTTTTCAACAAAGAGAAATTAAGTTTGGCGATTAATGATACGTTGAATCTATTTCTGGAATTTGCTGATACCCGTCAAGTTTCTTCTTGAGAATCCCAACCTATCTACCAACTTGACAGCACTGCCTGACTTGTCAACAGCAACGAAACCCTCTGGCTCTGTCACTTGTAGTCCTCCATCCGTCTGTTGGAAAGAACCTATGGCCTGTGCCTGGTTCATCTTCTTCAACACGAATCCCTTCATGGTCTGGACCGCCTTGTAGAAAGTCAGCATTGCCTGTAGTGGTTTCTTTGCCCTGTTCAGGAACACGGGCATCTGCTTCATCTTGTCCTGTCTCAATGCCAATGCCTTCTGTGCCTTGAGTCCGGACATCTGCTGTTGCATTCTGTCTGCGTAGAACTTCTTGAAGCCCTGCAGGAACTGATTCACGTTGCTTGGCAACTGTCCTTGCTTCACCATTGCGTTGATGTACATCTGGAACATGGGTATGAAGTCTGTGTTCTGTCCCAACACACTGGATAGGTTTTGTGGTACACTGCTTAATAATGTTTCCAGTTTCTCTATGCCATTGTAGAACTGTCTGGTCTCGTCATCTGTGAACTTGGCACTGCCTGACACGTCCTTGTATGTGGCGTTGTCAAAGAACACATCATTGCTCTTGGCGAACGAACTCACGTCCGCGCCACCCGATGCTGTCATGTCTGCAAGTGTTTCACCGTTGTATGTTGTGTGGAATATGATCCCTACCTTAGCTCTGTCTATTTGTTTCGACAACTCGCCACCTTCTGGCACTGCGTATGTTATTGTGTTTGGGGTGAACGTCAAGTGAGGCTTGCCATCAATGTTCTTTCTTGTTATGTCCTCATCTGTGTACAACAAGTCGCCTTGCACTACACCCTGTATGTTTAATTTTCTAAGATGCACAAGACACTTCAACAGTTTCTGTCCCAGCTCGTCCGTGCCGTGATTGTTTGATATGTCTTTCTTTGTGTAGTTAATTTTGGCCGCCTTTGCAAACACTGACTTTGTGCCAACGAAGAACTTGCCGTTGTCTGGATTGATTCCACACACCACAGCAGGAGCACCGTCCCACTTGACCGACACACTCATTGCCTCTGAACTTGATCCCTTGAGTGTTAGTAATAGTCCCCGGAAGTATTCCACCACTGCCTTGCCACCCTCGTAGCCGTCAGTGATCACTATGTCCTCTATGTGTTCAAGGTGTGTCCTTTTAAACTCTGTTAGGACATCTTCTATCAACATGATTAGTCCTCTCGGTATTCGCCGTCTTTGATTTTCAGTAGGTTCTCTTTTACGTCTCTGTTCTCTTTGATCCGTGCCACACCTTTGCTGAACTTGGATGCGTCCATGTTCTTGATCGCTGAATTGAACTTCTTCTCTAGTTTGAATGCTGTGTCCTGATCGAAGTTCTCTCTGATGTATGTGATCAGTCTTATAGTTGATTCCAGTATGTGTGAGGCTCTACTCTCCACAACTTCTTCTTTGTCCCGTTTCAAGGGCATTGAGCTCAATTCTTCTAATAAACTTTTAGTATGTTTTTGCATTATAGGTATTTACTTCTTATTATAGCAGAATAATAGTAAAAGTCTACTAGCATACACATATATACTTAAATGAGGATGAATAAGCAACAGAAAATTCGCATGTATTCACATCATGAGCACGATTTAGATGTCGAGGAGGAATTCTGGCCTATAATGGGCATACTGTTAGCCATACTAGGCGTGTGGACAGGAACAATACACCTGATAGATTGGCTGACCTTTGATGCCATTGTGTGGTGGGCGGAACCTTTCACCATAGCACCTATCATATTTCTTTTAGTGATGAAGGAGAAGTTTGATTCCCTCAATCCCCTACACTGGTGGCCCATGTTCTGGGGTTACAATGCCAAGTTGCCAGACGAGGACAGGATAACCATAAGACCTACAGACGTTGAAAGAATAATGCGACAGCACGGTGGCAGATTGAATGTTCACATAATGGACTACGAACACATCAAGTTCCGTAGGAAGAAGGATGCTGTTATTTTTGGTCTGAGGTATTTCTAGCAGGCTTGAAGACTGTGCCATGTTTCTTCTCGTACAGTTCTAGTTTGTCCGACAGCTCTTTGACTATCTGAGAGTAGTCTGCATTCTGCACTTCAAGGTTGCCTACTTCTGCTGACAACTTTCTAATTGTATTTTCTTTGTCTTCTATTGCCACTACTAGGGCCTTGATCTGGTCAGTGTTTTTCATTACTTTCCTTGACCTGCGTAAGACTTGTAAGATCTCTTCTTGGACTTGTTCATAGAGCTCATCTTGATCCTGCTCTTGTTCTTGCCCTGAGAAGTCTTCTTGGGTTTGCCTTTTGTGTATCCTGAAACATTAAGTGCCATAGTGTTATAATATAGTAGACAGTTTTATTAGTCAAGTGTATAATAGTAAATAATATTATGATCAAGTACCAACTAAAATGCAGATGTGAACACGAGTTTGAGGGTTGGTTCCCCAGCAGTAAGGAATACACCAGACAGAAGAAAAAGGGCATGATTCAATGTCCCATGTGCGACAGCACAGCAGTGGACAAGGCCATAATGGCGCCAGCGGTCAAGACCTCCAAGAAGAAACAGATACCAGACGACTACTTCGTCATGGGCGAGAGTGCGGAACAGATACTGCGTAAACTCAACAAGAAGATCAAGAAGGATTACCAGGATGTTGGTAAGAACTTCGCCAAGGAGGCCAGGAAAGCACACAAAGGCAAACGTGATCAGAAGTTCTATGGCCAGCCCACCAAGGAAGAGACCAATAAACTGTTGGATGAGGGAATAGATCTATTCGCGGTACCGGACTACAAGGACAATTAGTCGCAAGAACACTAGGTTTATGGCCATGGTTGACCATTTACACTTTTTAGTATATAATAGATATTATGGAACGTAGGATAACAGAGATTGAAACTCCAGAGTTACGTAACCATATAACAAAAACCAAGGAAAAGGAAACAATATGCTAACAGGTATGTTCAATACACTTTTTCCTTCTATTAAAAAGGAAGAAAAAACCATGGCAAACTCAACACAATACGTTGTATACACAAGAAACTTCAAATCAAGAGCGAAGCAGATTGGTGTATTCGCCGAGCCGGCTTCATCTTACAAAGTAGATGGCGCTGTACACGGTGGTAAAATCAAGTTCAAAAACCTAGCAGTAAAAAACACTGCAAGAAAAACAGCGACTAACAAGTTGTTATCTAAAGGTTTAGACTTTACAGTAGAAGTACTAGGTGTTGCACCTAAGAACTCTGCTTTGACTATGAAGTCAAACATCATTTCTTTATTAAAGAAATCAGGAAGAAAAGTAATTAATTACTCTGCGTAATTAAATTAATTCTAAAGGGGCGGTGCTTAATTGTGTCGCCCTTTTTTTGTGACTTGTATATCGCTTTTGATCTAGAATAAATGATGGTCTAGTGCAATCATGGAGAATGGAGTTTTTACCCATTTACCCTCATCCATGAGCTGGTTTTTCTTGTCGTTGTAGTCAACGCCTATGCCAGACAGATCGAACCCTTGGGTTACTTTCAGCATTGTTGGCAAATTGTTTTCATCGTTTGCCAGTTGCCATTCCACACGGGTTGTTAGATCAGTGAACACGTCTACCGCTTCTGCAGTGAAGAAGTGATCCCTTGCTTCAAAGGCCGTTGTGAATTGAACGGGTATTGGAGCCACATCTGGCATCTGTCCAAACAACTTTGAAATTCTACTATTATAATCCATACGAGTTATTTACTTCTTGTCGTAATGGCCAAAATATATCACGTTCTCCGCTTTGGGATAAGTTCTCCATGGATCAAACACAATAGTCTTTTCATCACATGCGAACTCATCTGACTCATGTACTCTCACTATCACTTCCACAGGAGTATCTATACCATTGGCTAGTTGTCCTCCATGCTTCTTAACATAGTATTGTAGCAACAGACTATAACTTCCGTCCACTAGTTTTGTTCCCGGCTTGTATGAGTCTGAAGAGAACCATATGTTGTTGCCATGTGTTAGTATTGCTTTGGCCATTGTCTCTGCTTGTTGTTCACGTGCAGTCATTATGCCTTCAAATAGATCATATCCTAGATCAAGTTCCTTTGCCAACCAACGCAGTGCAATATTGTCCCTGGGGTGGCAGGCTCCACCATCGCCCATGCCCGCTTTCATGTAGGCCGGAGACACTATCCTCTGTGTGCATTTTGCAAGTGCCTGTGTGACCTTGTCCACATCCACGTGGCCCAGTTTGTGTGCAACATCCTGTATCATGTTGACCAGTGCGATCTTGTTGCTGATGAATGTGTTGTAGAATATTTTCATGGCTTCAATCTCTTCCCACGTGCCAAACTCTATCCTAGGGAAGTTATCACACACTTGATTGTAGAAACTTTCTAGATGTTGTGCCCTGTAGGCGGTGGCATACTCACCTTTCCTTGTGCCTATCATTATCATCTCAGGATTGATCATGTCATCTGCAACCGAGCCCATGGCAATGAGATATGGATTGTATAAAAGTTTTGTGTTGGTCATGATTGGCTCGAACTGTTTACGAATAGTTCCAGGTAACACAGTGGATATCAATACAAGTGTTTGTGTACTGCCCATGTGCTTGTTGCATTTGGTCAACACTTTTATCACAGACTCATAGTTGAAGTCTTTTGGTTCCTTGTGGCTTGTGGGTTCTCTTCCGTCATAGCCTTCTTCGTGTGGTGTTGGTGTTGCAACGAATACGATGTCCCTATCTCGACACACGTCTTCGATTGAGTCTCTGATTTCTACAAGGTCACTTGATTTGTGTTCAATGTCATAACCTGCTACATGGAAACCTTTTTTGCGTATTGCTTCCGCACAAGGCATACCTAACTTGCCGAGGCCTATGAAGCCAATCCTTTCACCATATATAATTTGGTTGTTTGAGAACATGCACTTATTTAATAACTGCATACATTATAATTAAATAATATCATGAGAACAATAGGTTTTTTTGGAGATAGTTTCTGCGCCGCGAACAGAGATGACAGTTGGTGTAACATACTTGCTAAAAAATTAGGCATAGATAGGCCAAGATGGTTTGGTAAATCAGGCTCCAGCATATGGAGTGTGTTTTTTCAATACAACAGATTGATAGCGGAGAACAAAGTACCTGACATATCTATTTTCTGTTGGACGGAACCCTATAGATTGTACCACAAGGAATACGCATTGACTTTGAACGTTGAGCATGATCCCAAGGCTGACCTTAACATGTACAAGGCATTAGATAATTACTGGATACACCTGCAAAATCAGACCAAGGACGAGATGTCATACGAGTATGCATTGAAATACTATGATAGGCACATACTTTCCGAAGTCAAAAGTCAAATAGTTCAGACATGGAGTTTCAGACCTTTTGAGACTTCAGACAGGCCACAAGGATTCCAACTAGAGACAGGAGCGTTCATAGACGAGTCCATATTTGAGTTCAGCAAGACTGCCGGGGTCAAGGATGGATGGGGCGTAGGGGACATCAATCACATGACTGTAGAACAGAACGAGCAATGGGCGGAGAAGGTATATGAACACCATAGGATTTTTTGGCGATAGTTTCTGTGCCGATCATAGGCAAGGCAGTTGGTGTAATCTATTTGCGGAGAAGATCGGATGTGGTGCACCTGTGTGTTATGGACGGGAAGGCGATAGCATTTGGAGTACTTTTATCAAATTCAATAAAAGGATAAGCGAGGGCACAGTGCCTAACATCAGTGTATTCTGTTGGACAGAACCATATCGTATGTATCATCCAACATTACCGTTGACCATAAACATAAAACAAAAATCAAATAAGAATTCACACCTGTACCAGGCCCTGGACGATTACTGGAAATATCTACACTGTTCCGACAAGGACGAGATGGCATACGAGTATGCATTGAAGTATTATGATAGGCATGTGCTGTCAACAATAGACAAGAAGATCATACAGACCTGGAGTTTCAGACCCTTCGAGAACTCCGGCAAGGATGCAGGCATAGGCTTACAGGCAGGTCTGTTCATTGATAAAAGCCTGTACAGAACCGCGGCTGATGAGAGATCAGACAGTAAGGAAATGAATCACATGTCAGCGGATCTGAATGAGGATCTAGCAAACTATTTTTACGGAATCAGTAAAGAATATCTACAACAGTAGTATGGCTCGCTATTGGCTCGCTATTGGGTCTTAGGATTCTAGGTTATTTTGAGTAGTCTGGAAGAGGTCCACCGTACTTCCGACCTTTGATACGCTTGCCGGCCACCTTCTGTGTGCGTCCGCCTATCTTCTCATTGCGATTGCCTGTGCGTTTCATCTTGCCTTTGCTCTTGCAACTGGATACCCAACTTGCTGGCAGAGAACTTGCTGGTTTATTACAGGCACCACGTGGCGCTGGTCCTATGTTCTCGTCTGTGTTGTAGATTTCGTATATCTTCATCGCAACTGTATTTAACACATCCGTCCATGCGAAGTTGATCTTGTTCACAATGTAGCACTCTGTAACAATGCGTTATCAGTTCAGGTGTTTAAGCATCAGTTTAAGCATCAGTTTAAGCATCAGTTAAGCATTAGGTTTAGTTCTGTCAGGTGTAAGGCCTATAAATACTCGTATGAAGATAACCGAAGTCATCCTAGTATCAAAAGAATCCAAAAACACAACATCTAGTGGCACTACATCTAGTGCCATCAAGGACAACCAGACACAGGATGTAGTGCCACAGGATATAGTGTCAGAAAATATCTCGGCACTGGAGGTTGACAGCATCGAGGAACATGACGACCATTCGGCCATAGCAGAAGGAGTGAGCCAGATCCTGAGGCGTGCCAAGAAAGGTTCAGTCAAGCAAGGTTTCAGATGCTCATCCGGTCCCAGGAAGGGTCGTATCGTGGCCAAGCCCAGCACCTGTTTCCAGAAACTGGATCCAGTCAAGGGTGCCAAGATCAGGGCCAAGAGGAGAGCCAAGGCCGGCATCGCAGGCAAGAAGATGGGAATCACAAAAAGATCAGGCTCAGCATCGGTCAGATTGAAGGGTGCCCAAATCAAGAAGGCCAAGAACAAGGGCAAGTCGGTGGCCAAAAGAGTTGGCGCCAGAGCCCCAGTCAAATCAAAAATAGTTAGGCCAAAGAAATAAGACCAATTTGGTAATTTAGATTGCTTTGGTAATTTAGGTTAGGCGCAATGATGGACGGTTGTTAAGACCCAACCAAATCAATGACTGGGCCTAGATCTAAATTTATTTGATATGAATCTTTTTGGCTCTATCAATAAAGCCTAGTTGATTCGCTTCACACCAGTTGGTTCTGTTGGTGTCATATGTAAGAAATAACACATCACCAATCTTGGTATTAGAAAATTTTCTATAACCATTTTGTGATGATTTCAATTTAGAAATTCCCATCTCTGATGCTATTTCATTTTTCGTCATCATTTCCATTTCACCAACCAGATGATTTCTTACCTGGCTCTTACCAGATCCATTTTTCCAATTATGTGTTTTGAAGTTCGTATCGTTCAACACGATACCTTTTCTGTAAACCGCAACGGCATTCATTGGGTCTGAATTGTTCAAACCGAATACAACGGTACCATTGAAGTAGTTTTTTTCATTTTTAGACATTTAATTAACCTTTCATTTTTATTTGTTATTTTCCTGTCTTGTTTCTATAATTTTAGCCGTGAAATTGAAATCTGTCAACTGGCACTAGATCCTGTAGTTGATCTTGCCAATTGGCACTATATCTGCTACCACAATTACCACGGAATTTTCCTACTTTATATATACCCAAAATTTTACCAGGTTGAC